CGCTGTTGGAACAAAAGCCACGCCGGTTGATGCTGATAAAGTCATTCAAAGGAATAGTGAAAGTTCTGACGTGTTGGTTACAAGTTCTTGGACACAGATTAAAGCTTTTCTTAAAACTTATTTTGATACGCTTTATAATAAGTATGTTCATCCAAACCATTCAGGGGACGTAACTTCAACTGGTGATGGGGCAACTGTTATTGGGGCTGATAAAGTTAAAGACACTCACATTGATTGGGGAACAGGTGCAGGGCAGGTTTCAGCAGTTGACGTTCCTATTGCAGACGCAGGTGGTTACTTCGAGGGGACTGAAGTTGAAACAGCTTTGCAAGAAGCAGGCTTTTTAATAACAGATATTACAGACGATACTGGATTAGATGATATAGTAGTAACACAAGCTACAAGTGGAAGTGTTTGGACTATAACAATAACCCAACCAGACGGGATAGATTTAGAATTTAATATAGACAAAATACACTTAACACATTCAAGCGATGTGATGACTGTTGACGCTACGGCTTTTGCTGGAACAGATGCAGCACCGAAAACAGTTTATGTTTATGTAGATAATAATGCAGGCTCTCCGAGACTTGTCGCTTCAAACACAAGCCCAGAAGGAGTATTAGAACACGTTCATGTTGCAAATTATAAAGTAGGGGCAGTTTCAGTTTCTTCAACTAATTTATATGCAGGCGTATGGTCTGCGATAACAGGGTATGAATTTATATCAAAGGTATATCACAAATCTTTCGCTCAAGGTGCTTTCTATCTTTCTGGAATGACAATCACTGCGACCTCATCGAATGTAACAATCGGAACAGGTTCAATGGAGGTTATTTTTGACACTATTCCTACAACAGAAAAAGCAGTAGGGACAGACGGATTATTCTTTATAGAAAATGACGGAGACTATGAAGCTAAAACTGATTTTGCTTTTACAAACTACTCGACAGCAGGAGATGCTATTTCAGCGGACAAATATTACAATGTAGTTTTAGGAGTTATGAGAGACAGCACTACCAGAATAATGGCGGTGGTTCAAAAAGGAGATACAATACCAGCAGGAAAGGAATACAAGAATACAAAAGAAGCAGTCAACGATGAATATGGGACTTTAGTAACCCAACCTTCTGATACTTTGTTAAAATCATTATTTGTCCCAGTTTGCAGAATTGTTATTAAAAACGATGGAGATGATTACCTTCAGGAAATACCAGAAGCAGGCTCTGGGATTTACTCTATTGATTTAAGAGGGAATCTTGCAGGTGGAGGTGGTTCGGTTTCTCCTGGAAGCAACACTACTGACGGGATAGCTGACAACGATAGCCTTTATTGGAACAATACTACTGGAGTTTATGATTATAAAACACCAACAGAAGCAAGGGCGATTTTAGACGTTGACCAGGCTGGGACAGATAACAGTACAGACGTGTCTCTTAATGCAAGTGCTACAACAGGCGGCATGAGTCTGTCTGATCAAGAAATTTCAAACCAAGCCGCTACGAATGCACAGAATGGGTACATGACATCCACTTTGGTTGGGAACATTGAAACCAATAATGGCAAAGCAGATTCTGGAATCAATGCAGACATAACCTCGATGACCGGCTTAGATGATGATGGAATACCTGTTGTAAAAATTGCTGATATGGGAGTTCTTTTCCCGAATCTATACCAACGAGTGCAACGTAAAGATTCCGCTGTAAATGTCAACGGAAAAATATTTACCATAACCTCAAACCAGGCCCTCGAACTCAATACAAACGGCTCATGGGACACAGGCACAGCGTTAAGTGATGCAGCAAGGGCAGGAAACGATTATTATGTTTATGCCTGTGATAATGCCGGTACATTGGCTTTACTTGTTTCTGCGGATAGCACAATTCCAACTGGATACACAGCAGATACAAGCCGTAAAATAGGGGGCTTCCATTGTCTGTGTGTGGCTGTACCCAAGGAGATATTCTGCCAAATTCAGTTTGGGATCTTGATCACAGACCAATTTCCGAACCTGAAGGCATGGTTTGGAGTGATGAAGCCCAGGTATGGGTGGATATTTATCTTGCAAGTGGAACTGGAGTATCAACAGTCAGCGTAAACGGCGGGACAATTTCAGACACAAGAGACTGGATGAATTTTGTAGATGATTTCGGAGCGGTGAAAAAGAAGCTGCTGTGGGATGATGAATTCCAGTTGATCGCCGAGGGGTCAAATCAAGAAACCAACATTAGCGGCTCTGCTGACCCAGTTACAACTGGTGGTCATGTTGATACAGCTGGACGCAGGATGATCAGCAATATCGGTTGTGAAGATTGCTGCGGGGCGCTGTATCAGTGGTTGAGAGATACAAGTGCTAATTATGATGATAGCGTTAGTGTTGGTTGGTTGGATTTGCCTGGCGATAAAGGATCTTTTTATAGGCCTGTGGATACAGACGAAATCAAGCTGAGCGCGGGCTGTTATTGGGCTCCTGGCTCGGTTTGCGGTTCCCGGTGTCGGTCTGCGGCTTCTGGTCGCGTGATTGCGTTTGCGTTTTTCGGTGGGCGCGGCCGGAGCCTCAGAAAATGATAAAACGGAAAACAACAGGCTGGTGGGTTATTATGCGTACGCTGAACGCGGGCAGTAATTGGAATAATGGCACGGATTGCGGTTCACAGTGTCGGAATGCGAATAATGGTCGCGTGAATACGAATACGAATATCGGTAGGCGCAGCCGGATACAGGAATTGAGTAACTCCTGGCTGAATTCATTGGCCTTCCCGAAAGGGAAAATACTAAGCGGAGAATGAGTGGGGTTAGTAGGGTGACCGAAAATCCTACTCATTAATTTTATATGAAAAGACACGGAAATTTATTTAAGAAAATAGTTACAACCGAAAACATCCATCAGGCTTATTGCAAAGCCAGAAAAGGAAAGCGGTGGCAAAGGAAGGTGCAGGCCTTTGAAAAGAATCTGGATGGTAACATTGAAAACATTAGTAAAAGTTTGATTAATAGAACTTTCCAGACATCGGAATATCGAACAAAAAGGATACATGAACCAAAAGAAAGAGAAATATTTATTTTGCCATTTGCGCCAGATCGCATCGTGCAGCATGCTCTGATGAATATTATTGAACCTATTTGGGATACGTTGATGATACACAACAACTATGCTTGCAGGGTCGGCAAGGGCATCCATGCGGGCAGTAGAAAAACAATGCAATATGTCAGAAAAAATAATTATTGCCTGAAATGTGATATTTCTAAATTCTATCCGTCAGTGGATCAAAACATCCTTTATAAGATACTTCAAAAGAAAATAAAATGTGCTGACACGCTATGGCTGATCAAAAACATTATATACAGTTATTCTGGCGGCAAGAATGTTCCCATAGGCAATTACACAAGTCAATGGTTTGGAAATATGTATCTTAACGAACTTGATATGTATGTTAAACACGAACTGAAGTGTAAAGATTATTTAAGATATTGTGATGATTTTTGTCTTTTCCATAACGATAAAGCAGTTCTGAATGCGGCGGCAAAATGTATTGAATCGTTTCTTTTAAATCATCTAAATCTTAGATTTTCAAAATGTGATTTATTCCCTGTATCCCGGGGCGTAGATTTCCTTGGTTATCGGCATTTTCGTAAATATATATTGCTCAGGAAAAGCACAGCAAAACGAGTCAAAAAGAGGCTTGCGAAGTTACCTGTATTGCTTGAAAAGGGCAGAATAACCCAAGAGCAATTCAGGTCTTCAATTGCATCAACTTGGGGTTGGTTAAAGTGGGCTAATACATATAACTTTCAGCTTTCATTAGATATTAATAATTTAAGGCTGGTGACAAATGCCTGTTAAAAGATTTTCTGATTTTGCGGAAGAAGATGGCCCTCTGGAAGGGGATAAGGTTAAGATCGAGGCTATCCTTAACCAGGAAATACTCGTTACGGGGCGTAAGATTAAAAAAAGCAAATACAAGAAAGAGAATTCTGAACAATGTTTAACAGTGCAATTTGAAATAGATGGGCACAAAAGAATATTTTTTACAGGCTCAAATGTGCTGATAGATCAGCTTGAGAAATATTCTTGCGAAATACCGTTTCTGGCAACAGTGAAGAAAATAGATAGATATTATACTTTTTCATAAAGGAGAAAAACAATGAAAGGATTCCCAAAAAACATAGCAACAAAACGAGACCTTGAAAACTTGCTTGCAATGCCAGAGTATAAAGAAGAGGCAATGAAATATTTACAACGATTATCGGCAATAGAGGATAGAAAGGCAGTTAGGGTTATCTCTGGTTCAGAAGAAACAAAAGATTTAATCACAGAGGAAATTGACAATCCAATGCCAGTGTGGAAGCAAAAGGGATTTAAAAGCAGGGAAGATATAGGATTAATAGAAGTTCAGGTAGAACAGTTAACAAAATAACCCATCAGACATTCAGTTAAAAGGGAAGTTTAAATGGAAACGACATCGAAATTCTTAACCGGCGTTCTGGGTGGTGGCATGGCATCAAGTTTTTTGCTTTTTATCTTTCGGGGACAGAATAAAAAGATAGATGCAATTGAGCAAAAAAAGGTTGATATTTCTAACTGTAAAATCATTACAAAGAATATGGATAAAAACATGGATGAGATTAAGATTGACATTAAGGATATTAAAAAACTACAGACAGAACAGCTTGTGAATATCACTGAGTTTAAAACAATTTTAACCGAGATTAAACAAAATATGATACAACAAAGGAAAGGTGATAAATGAATCTTTCAAACGTACAGAAACTATTAATCAAACATGAAGGCTGCGAACTGCTTCCTTATAAATGCACAGCAGGAAAGCTTACAATAGGGGTAGGAAGAAATCTTGACGATAAGGGTATAACGTCAGAAGAAGCATTATATCTTTTTAACAATGACATAAGAGTTTGTATCACAGATCTTGAGCTTGTTTTCTTTCCTGACCAATTTGCAAATTTCCCTGATAATATCCAATCGGTATTAATAAATATGCGCTTCCAATTAGGCTCGAGTGGGTTAAAAAGATTTAAAAAAATGTTACAGGCTTTTCGATTTGAAGATTACAAAGAAGCTGCTATACAGATGAGAGATTCGAAATGGTATAGTCAAGTAACAAAACGAGCAGATGAATTAATCAAAATGGTGGAGGGTGAAATATGAGTATTTTAGCATCAATAACTAATTTTATGGGTGGCTCTATCTTCAAGGAAATCAAAGAGGGCATAATGTCTTATTTTCCGCCTGATATGACTCCGGTACAAAAAGCAGAGCTTGAATTAAAAATGAATGATCTTTTGCATAAAAAACAACTTGAAGCCAACCGTATCCTTGAAGAAGCTGCAAAACAACTCGATAAAAGAATTAGTGAACAGGAAGGTACGGCTAAAGATCTTCGAGAGATTCCTATCTTTGGTAGTATCATTATCTTTTTAAGAGGCGTCCAGCGGCCAGCTTGGGGGTTTGCTGCAATGTATATGGATTATATTTGGTTTTTTAGTGGAGGGACTTATACAGAACAACAACAAACCGCTATGATAATTATCAACGTACTTGTCTTGGGCTTTCTTTTTGGAGAAAGGACGATTAAAAACTTGGAACCCTTAATTACAAAGGTGTTTGCAAAATGAAAACTA